GGCCAAACAGAGTGCTGAGCGTTTGTTATAATATTTTATTCATTTCCAGGTTGCTCGTTTCCTGAAAATATAGGTGAATTATGATCATTAGTGTTAGGTTATTATGTGTATTGCTAGTGAACCCTTTGTCTTTTGGGCATCCTATGTTGTGCAGAGCACCTCCGCCAACCTGTACAATCACAATGAGACACGCTCAGGGAATGACAGTAGCTGCCATCCCGTATCTCTTCTCCATAGCAGCGTCCACGAATTTGCTGAAAATCGTGTAGCCGTAAGCTGGTGTCTCATTGATCATAATGACAAGTCGAACGTAATCCTCCGTGCCGCGGCGGATGTCCTCCTCGTCTGCTCCATAGTAGTGTCGGATCAAGCCATAATCATGGTCATTAAGCTCTGATCGGACCCTCTGTTCTTTGGCTAAGATGGCGCTGCCATCCTTAGCTAGAAACGCGTTGGCTGCTCTGGCTGAACTGCGCAAGAAGCGCTTGATTCCCCCCAAAGCAGTGTTATCCTCAACGTGCCTCTCCCGCAATGCCATAATAACGGCCGAATTAGGTTCATGAACAAACCCTTTGATGACTCCGGATTGATGTTCCATTATTCGTTTATGAACAGGAACGTTAGATTTACCCGGCACATCCCCTGTCACACGTCCGAACTTCCTCAGGATGGAGGCGGCGTCCGTGCACACGGCAATGTCGTCATTTGAAAGGCGATACATGACCTTCGAAAGGAATGTAACATCCTCAAGTTCACCAACAAGAGTCGTCACATCCATACCGATCGCAGCTGCTGCGTTCTCAAAATCACCACCGTAAAAGGCGTGGCTGAGACCCACGGTACTAGACTTTGCGCAGTTCTTGTACGTGGTTAACACAGATCCGGATATCAGTCGCATGCCGTGCATCGACCTGAAGTAACCGTATTCGCTGGGGCACATTGGGTTGACAAACTTAACCGGGTAGGCGCATTGGGCGTACGCAGAGACGACGTCCTCCTTGCGGAAGCGGTCAACCAAGTACATTTGACGAAAACAGTCATCGACATGTGAACTATCATTGTTCGCTATGTCACCCTCACACCACACGGTTTTATTCAGACGCACATCGAAGTACGCTGACAGCATGTCATCTCCGTGGTTTATGAATGCGTACCCAAGTTGAGCTTGGATCTCCATTTCTGTAACCACGGCCGCAAGGTCATCCAAGGATGTATCTGACAAGACACTCCTCATCCAGAATCGTTGAGTCAACTTCCGACCCTTTGCACATGGATACTGATAATGTTGTTCAACATCCATATACTCAATCCTGAATCCTTGGTCCGTAGGAGTTATAATGGTTGGATGCTCCATCATGTGTTTTCCATCATACATGACAGTGGGGTTAGCATCTATCCATCCTTGCCCTACAACCGAGACGACCATCCTCCCGAATTTTAATTTCCCCTTCTTGTACTTCTGAGCCTCGTGTGGCTTCATCTGGACGTCTAGATAGGTCTTGGACTCGCCGATCTCACGCTCGTGATCTCGTACATAGCCATTGCGTAATGCAACTTTTGCCCCTATCTCCTTGATGTAATTACGAAGGTGCCCTTGTACGTCTATTAAACGCTCACCTTCGTGTTCCAGTGAAGCCTTACCGTGCTGGTACAGCACACAAGCTCGCATGTAACAGAAGTTTCTATCATCATCCGTGAGTCCGATAGAGGTCAAGTCTATCTCATTTTCTTTACAGTAATGAGTGTTAAACGCTGACCCCTGGTAGTCGGGATCCGCTCGTTGTATGAATTCGGTAAGTGCGTCGAGTTCCTCGTCAGGATCGAAATGATCGTTGACAAACAATGCCTTAAGTTGACGTAACACCTCCCGTTCCATTATTCCCGAGCGTTCCCGCTTTATAACCTCATTATCCCGAGTACCGAGAAGGCGCTGTGCCGCCTTACAGTATTCACCCGAGTCTTTGTGGTTAATTATAGCACTTTGAGTGGCGAAGATAGTGCCTAGTGTGGAGTATGGTGTGGTGTGTGCCTCCTCCATGGTACGGAATTTAAGTCCCGTCTCTGATAGGCCACACCCCCTTCGTTCCATCTTCTTGCCCTCCTTTTCAGTAAGGGGTTCGAACATGTAGTAACGACCAAACTCATTTGGCACATCCGAGTAGGCTGGGTCAGCTTTCACATATTTTTCGCGCACACAGCACGTTTTCCGTTTGATGTGATAGTCGTAACTCTCCTGCTCACTGGTCAGTTGGATTGGACCCTCATCACAATACATGCGATGTGAGTCATCGTAACTGAGCAGTACGCGCTCCAACAACAGTGGTTCAGCATAGGCGTTTTTGTCAGCTATGAAACGATTACAACCGTCTAGGGTTGCATTCAGTCGCTTCTGAGTGACGGCACGCCTTTGTGCATGTAACAACACAGTGTTGGCCAAAATCTCTATCGGGACAGACATGTGCTCTATCGCCAACTTTCTCAGAAGCTGGGCTTGATTGACCGGTGTCAACGCAGCGCCCAGCTTCTCATTCAAGGAAGTATCCGCGAAATCACAAATAATCATGTCCTCAAGAGTTTTGCTCATATGGGTATATAGCGTACGGCGATATGATTGGGATCCGAGCGATGCCACTGTCATAGTGGTCATCCAAGCCTCTTGCAGACTTACTC